AGATCATAATCATATGATTTTATGTTTGATGTTACTGTTGTAACAGTTCCGTCTTCGTTTACTTGGTCTGTGCCTATCTCATGTTGAAAATATTTAGTTTGTCCCAAACCAACTTGCCCTTGCACTACAGGAAAAGTACCTGTGCCAGATGTATCAAACTTAGTTGCATAAGGTCTTTCGTATATCTTTGCATCCATCCAAGATGATCTTGATTCTGTAGATAGTGCCCAAACACCACCTGGTACTTGAGCAGATTCTGCATAATTGTAAGATACACCCTTGTTGTTAAAATCACTATTAGCTGGATACCACCAAACTATTTCGGAAAATAAATTATTAAGACCTGCTGAAACTTGTTGTCCTTTGGTTTTATCTAAGTTGTCAAACACCTCGTCTTCTACACCAAAGTAAAAAGGTGATCCTATATATTTCATTGTATACAAGGCATTGTCTGTAAACACTAAGATACTTTCTTTTGCTTTTAATGCTCCCATAATTTTTGTGCCGTCTTGTAATCTTAATGTACCTGCTGTGTTTGTAGAAGTTGGTGTAAATGTATTTATGTCTTCTTGCACAGAGAACCTAATAAACATGTCGTCTTGTGTTGACGTAGTTCCTATAGTTGTTTCAGTGCCAAAGTGTATTAAGTGTCTGGTTGTAGGTGATATGAGTGTAATACGTGATGCCGTTGGGTTATTGCTTGTAGAAAAGTTAGTTGTGCTTTTTGAAGCTCTAACACTTAATCTGCTTGCTGCAGACGGATTCCATGTAAATGTTTCACCGTTTGCAATTGTTGCAACCAACACTTCACCAAAGTTATCTAGTGACCATAAACCTGGTTCTAGTGTTGTTTGGTTTGCAGGCAATGCTGTACCCCAACCACTAAAGTCTGATGCATCCGTTACGGTTGCACCATCAGCATGAGCTGCAGCCGATGTTCCAAGAGCACCCCTTGTAAGACCCGTTAAGTTATTAGTAGATTTACCTGTATATGTAATCAGTTCTGTGCCTATAGCTATCGTGCCAGAGCTTGGAAAGGCAGAGCCACTAGTTAAAGTTAAAGTAGTGTCATTATTTGCAAATTCTGCACCTTCGTTTATTGTTGAAGTTGCAGCTGTTGATACTGTTCCGCCCCAAGGCCCAACACCCCAACCGTATCCGTACGTTTGTTTTTGTGGACCAACCTTTGTAAAAAACTCTACAGTCGTAGAACCACCTGTTGACACAGTTGCTCCTGCAGCAGCGGTTGATGTAATTGTAAACGTGGTTGCGCTTGGAACAGTTACAACCATAAATGTCTTATCTTCAAAGTTTGACGCACTAAGCCCCGTTCCACTAGGCAAGGTTACTGAGTCAAGCAAAATAATATCCTCAGCCGCTAAACCATGTGCTGATCCTGTTGTTATGGTAACTGATGTTGAGTCGTCTGTCGTTGCAAGTGTGCAACTTGTTTGTTGTCTTGCTGCATCAAAAGGTGATATGTCATACAACTGACCTTCAAAGTATAAGAGTAAAAATTTATCTGTGCCTAATGCAACATATCTGTTACCTGAAATATCTAAGAAAGGGTGTTGGGTTCTAACCACACCGACTATACTTTCGTTTACAAGTGATGACCAACCACCCACCTTTTCTGGTAGTCCATATCTAAAACGAATATTATCACTATCAATCCAACGGTTCTCTGCACCTTTGGTTGTGTTTTGTTTATCTATACCTGGTTGTATTTGTAGTTCAATAAGGGCCATGTAAACCTCTTACGTTCCAGCAAAATGCTTCTTTACCCAACCTTTTGTTGAATTTGCATAGACTAGTGTAAAACTTTGTCCGTTTGTGCTAACAGTTAAATCACTAGCACTACCTTGTATAGGTTGACTGTTTCTACCAATAGTCAAATTGTTGGAGTTGAAACTAAGTTTGCCGTCTAAAAAATGCACTTCATTACCAACAGCAGGACTTGCCGGTAGTGTAACGGTTACCGCTGCAGAACTAGTATCAACAATAACTTGATCACCGTTTACAGCTGTATATGCGTTAGTTGTGGTTATATAACCTTTTTGTGTAATACCGGTTATAACATTCGTACCATCTACAATCACAAGCATTGTAGATCCAACTGGCATAGTTACACCTGTACCTGAACTTGTTTTAACTGTTATTGTGTAGTGATTAGAACTTCTAGTTGTGCCATCAATTACAATGTATGTTTTTTCACAAGAATCCGGGAATATCAAACTTCTATTAGCTGTCATCGTTCCTGTAAGCTTAATAACTTTGTTACGACCATCAGATGTTGCACCGTCACTAATTGCTGGCGTTTGAT